GTATACGCAACATCAGGTATGGGAGTAAATCCAGCTTTATTAGATAAGGTTCTATATACATAGACAGGTGTTGTATATTCTTCTGATGTTGCATTACCATCTCTTTGATAAAATCTACTTAGAAATGTATCATAGTTTATTAGTTTTAGTATTTTAGCATCAGCATTAAGACTATCGTCTTTAGCAATACGAAAACTATCCCAATCTGCTATTTTAAAATCAGTAGCAAGACTATACTCTGCTGTACCTGCAACTAGTGTTAGAGAAGCAGAATTAAAATTAAAAGGAAACTCAAATTCTTTTTGGGATATCTCTTGTAAGGAAGCATTTACTGCATCTTTAACTTGAGCGCGAAAACCAGAAGCAGTTGGAAAATCAGTTGCACTTAACTCAACTTCATTTAAACGTCTTAATGTATCATTAACTAATGTTAAAAATGTTGTAGCCATATCTCGCCCAAATTAAAGAAGGGGGTAGCCCTAACTAAAGAAACTACCCCACAGTACTTTATGCTAACGCATCTCTCGCAGCGGAGGATGCTTCTGCTCCAGCTTCATTGCAATCAATGAGTGTAGCATAGACACGAATCCTTCCTGTAGAAGGTGCTGCTCCTGCTAACAAAACATCAATCGTATCAGTAGTTGATACAAATTGTGTATAGGTTGAAGCAGCTGAACCAACAACTGTGTTAGTTTGACCGTTTGTACCCTTTGCACAGAAACCTGTTGATGTTACGTCTGCACCATCAATAATGTCATCACCTGCTGCAAAGTCAATATCAGCAGTTACAGAAGCGTTGAATGCTTTCATAACTTCTGCACCAGCATTAAGTATAAGTACTCCTGCTGGTATTTCTAGAAGTTGAAAGATATCTCCGTCTGCACCTGAGTATCCTTTTGCAACCATGTCATCAATGTCAAGATAAGCCTCAACATTGTACATGAAATGGTGGGTGTTTTGACCTGGAAGAATCGCAACGCTGTCTGCTCCTACGCCTGTAGTAGAGGAGCTTGTCATATCATAAGTAGCCATGATCTATTCCCCTTAACCTGCTATGTTGTAGTGAGCGCGAACAAGTGCTTCAGGACGAAGAACTTTGCGACCATACAGATGCATACCACGAACGATGTCAGCAAAGCTGTCATTGTCACGATAAGATTCAACCTTTTCAATCTGCGAAGCAGTTGCAACAGCAGAGTCATGACCAGCAACAATAGCACCATAATGTGCGCTTGAACCATTAGTATCAATGGTAGCTGGACCTGTTCCTACTGAAGGAAGGTTGTTTGACATATAAACTCTGAAACCACGAACCATGCCAGAAATGATACGACCATTACGAAGAATGTCTTTTGCGTTTTGACCACCAGCAAAGTCATTGTTCAATAGTTTGGAGTTTTCGTCATTAAGCTGTTCAGCGAATACTGGATCGACAACAACCCAACGTCCATCACGGTCAACATTTTGCTGATCGAGTAAACGAGCCATACGGTTTAGCACTTCCAAAGGAGTTGCTTCACCAGTAGATCCGTCTGGATGTAGAGCTATTGAGTCGGTAGCAGCACCACCAGAAACAAAGCTGTCACGAGCAATTAACATAGAAGCTAACAAACCGTTGGCTGCTGCTCCTGCAATAGGATCAGTACCTGATTTATCAGCAGCTACTCTAGCAGTTCCAGCAACAGTACTAATTGTAGCTTGTTTGAAACCTGTCAAGTAACCTAATACTTCCATGTCGAACTGATCTTTCAAGCGATATCCTGCTCGATCAGTTGCCATTGACTCAAAGTTCACATGAGAGTGAGCTTCTTCAATGTCATCGATTTTAAAAGCAAAGTAGTTAGCTTTGTCGATAACTAGTGAGAAATCATCGTCTTCAAGATCTTGTGGAGTTACTTGAGTTCCACGAGCATACTCTTTGACTGTGATTTCTGGTTCTTTGATGATACGCACTGTATCACCGAAATTTGCGATCTCACCAAAGTAATCACTGTTGGTAATGTCCTCGCATATGCTAGTCTTACGGAATGCCGACTGAACCTTCTTACTGTAAATTACAGGTGAGAAGTTGCCATTCGACAGGTTTCCATAACCAGCAGCTGTTTTAAAAGCCATTAATTATCTCCTATGTTGGCTATAAATAAGTTCAGGGGCATTTATTCTTGGGTGTCCATAAGGGGCCAATGCAAAATGGTGTACCTTTTACTTATGGGTAGTGAGAGTTTACTTAGTTGTCCTAATAAAAGGGGTAAATAAACTCTATTAAGTGATGACGTATTATATCATATTGAAAAATACTTGTCAAGTAAAAAATTACCTAGCAGCACCACTTTCGTCATAATCAAAGTTTCCTGAAGATATAGCTTCCTGTATTTCATCTGAGAACTTTTCCCACTGTTGTCCAGAAAGTTTTCTTACTTTAGATTCAGACCACTTTGTTTTACTATTACCAGTAGGTTCTGATGTTTTCCTACGAGTATTAACTGTTCTAGCTGCTTCTTTAGGGTTAGATTCACCTTTATCATTAGCAGTTTCTAATTTATATAATGTGATTGCTTTAGCCGCAGCTTCAGGATCATCATCATTTTCATAGAGAGCTTGTTGTATCATCTTGGGTTGTTTCTCAGCCCACTCATGAAACTCTGTACTAGATCTAAGCTCATCATAGTCTGGATGTATTTTACTTAGTTTAGTTTCAGCAGCTTCTCTATTTACCCTTTGTTCTTTTTCGGCTATATAGGATAACTTTTCCTCTATATCCTTAGTGCTTTCTCTAGCTTTCTTAGTAGCAATAGTTTCTACTACTTTAGCTACATCAGGATACTTATTAGCCCAATCTTCTATTTCTTCATCAGTTTTAGGGAGCCTTACCTGAGTCTTAGTGAGATTAGATAGCTGATCTCTAACAGCCATAACTTCTTTTCTATGCTCATCTTCTTTCTTTTGTAGATGCCTCCTAAGATCTCCATAACGCTTTTTAAACGTCTTTTCTTCTGGATGTTCAGGTTCGTCTTCTACCTCAGTTTCTTCTTCTGACCCTGCTCGTTGTTTCTCTAGTTCTTCTATTTCTTTTTCATCGTCTTCTATTGTATTTTTACGATATTTCATCGTAGATACTCGTGTTGGTTCTACAGTCATGTCTGACATTTTACTCTCCTTATTGGGGCTATTAGTGGCTTTACATTATTGTAAAGGGTAACAGGTAGCCATACAAAAATAGTATTATTTACTTTGCGTAGTCATCCGTAAGTCTTGTTATTTGTGCCTCTGTTAGATTAACCTTACCTTGTCGTTCTATAGGTTGACCTGATCGATCTCCTCTAATATAGGTAGCGTTTTGTGGTGTAGTAGCTTGACCAGTTGCATCAGTAAAGTTTCTAATTGCAGATTCTAATTCAGATCCTTCTTCTATATCATAAGAACCGTCATCATATCGTTTAAAACTCTCTTTAAATTTGTCTCTCATCTGTTCTTGATTACCTAAATCTAATCCACCTATAATGTCTAAAAAGTTATCTCCTTCTCTTTGTGTATAAAAACCTTCTGTTGGAGGAGGAGACATCATTCCATCTGTAGAACCCATAGGATTTGAAGATCCTTCACTTGGAACAAATCCTATTTCAGGTATAAAAGTATTACCTGTATTATTATCTACTGTACCACCTTGATGCATTGTTACATAACTTGGAGTTCTCATTAGTCCACCTTGTGCAACAGCAGATACAGCATACTGAGGTTTGCCCTGTAATGGGTTAGGTTGATTACGAGAATTAATGTACTTATCAATAAACCCTATATCAGCTATATAGGTTTTATCTTTTTTCTCTGGGCTTAATTCTTCTTTAATTTCTTTAGATAGTTCTTTAAATTCTTCAGCTTGATTTTCTGAGTCAGTTCCTGCTCCACCTACGTCTGCACCTGCTGGACTTGATGTACCAGAACTTGCCTGACCTACTCCTGCTCCCATTCCTGGACCTGCTGGTCCACCACCCATCTCACCTGACGGTGCATCTGTACCACCCATATCGTCTGGGCTACCAGAAGTATCATAAAACACTGGAATACCTTCTGGACTTAGCATTTGCTCACCGTTCTCATCTAATCCTCTACCTGCTTCTTGTAGAGCTTTAATTTCATCTTCCTGTAGATAAGCCATTAGATGAGCTTTTCCATTAAACTCTTGAGCTACTGGAGCATTCATCATAGGTGCTTCTGGCATTGGTTCAGCTTCTTCTGGAGGCATCTCATCAGCTAACTCAGGAGGCATAGCCATTTCAGGTTCTTCAGATGGCATCTCTTCCATCATCATACCTTCCATTTGCATAGGCATACCACCTTCTTGCATAGCCATTCTAAGACTTCCATCTGGTCCTATAACCATACCACCTTCAGCCATTACTGGTTTATTCTCTGGATTAAGTATAGGGGAACTAACTGGACTGTCTTTATCAGTCATACCACCTTCTGCCATTTGAGTCATCATGGGATCTACCTTTTCTATTTGTACTGTTTCTATTATTGCTACTTTATCGTCAGATTTTTCTTTCTGATCTTCTTGAGGTTTACCATCCTCATCTACGTCTACTATAAGTCCTTCATCCTCCATAGAAGCTAGACCATGTTTAGCTTCTTGCATCATTGCTCGTATTTTATCTAGCCCAACATATCTTACGACATCTGCTGGTATTACAAATTCTCCCTCAGAGATCATTGCAGGTATATCATCTGCTACTTCTGATGGTGTTGAACCTACTGGTGGATCGTTTTTCATAGCTATGGGTACTTTCTATCTGCTGCTGTTTTAACTTCAATCTGCATATCTCTTATCTTTCTTAACATATGCAATTTACCTTGAGCTTTCCACATCTGCACTTCACTTTCTCCTTGCTCAAACTCTCTAATTATATCATTAATCTTACTGTCTATGTAGCTTTGAAATAGCTCATTGAAGTCTTGTTGGTTGACCAGTGGGAGGAGTGACTGGGCGAGGTTGCGGTGCATTGGCGGCTCCTTGTTGTGGTGCAGGTCTACGTTGTTGTTGTCCAGCATTAGCTCCACCACCTGTTGGGAAGCCTTGTTGTCCTGGTCCTGGAGCAGTACCTACACCTATATTACCTCCTCCACCTCCAGTAGGATCATTTGGATTAGCTCCTGCTGGTGGACCTTCTGGTTGTGACTGTTGTTGCATCTGTTGCATTAGTACTGCCTGACGCATTGCTTCTTCTGGATTGTTTGTAATCTTATCTACATCCAGATCCATTGTTCTACCAATCTCTCTCATGATATATGGGAACTTGGCAAATGGGGCGAGGACAGGATTACTTGCAATTTGTAAGAATGTTATTAGACGTTGTGATCTAACTTCATTCTTCATAAAGCTCTCTGTACCTCTAGCCCTAACTTCTAAATCACCTTTGATGTCTGAGTCAAAGTCAAACTGCATATTAAATGCAAACAGTGCTTCACCCATAGGGCGTAACATATAGTCATCAATATTTTTGATAACTGTACGAATAGAACTGGTGGCTGCTCCCATTAGCATTGAGATACCTGATGCGGTCCTACCAGTACCTTGAACACCTGTTTGCCCATACGAGTAAGACGGTAATCCAGTTGACTCATCTGCTAACACCCTAGCCTTGTCAAACAACTGCATATTCTCACTACTTACATTGGGAAACTTAGTACCAAAGATAGCCTGTCCTGGTGCGCCACCTTGTCTCCTGAAAATTTTTCCTGGATATACTGTCAAGTCTTGGCCTGGAACTAGGTTAGACTCATCTACTTCTATAAGTAAGTTACCAGATAATACCGCATTATCAACAGCAAGACGCATAAAGCCATTCATCAATGTCTGAGTATCATCCATGTTTTCTGCCAAACCAATACCAAAGAAACTATATGGGTTAATTTCGTATGGTGCAGAACAGTACGGAATACGCTTGGGTGTAAATGGATTTATTACTAGTCGTAGTATTTCATCATTACATACCCAACAGTTGATCTGTATCTCTTCTTTCTTTCTTAGTTCCTTTGGTAGTTTGATACCTGCTTCTTTAGCTATCTCAGTATCTACTGTACCCCAGAACTCTACAACCTCAAATCTTTCTACTCCACCGTAGGAATCACCACCGTCAGAGTCTATACCATAGCTATCTGATTCTATATCATCTTCCCACCACTCACGAGTATAACTCTCACCATACTCTATGGCTCGTTCTATTGCTTTTGTTCTAAAGAATGGACGTTTCTTTAATGCTCTAACCTGAGATCGTGTCATACGATGACGCTCAATAACATACATAGAGTCTTCCATATTAAGAGCATCAGGATCTGGGTAGAAGTTCCATATAGATGTATACTCTACTTTAGGTATAGTCTTAACTAACGGCTCATAGTCACCTTCATCACCCCAGTTAGGGTATTCTTTGTTAAAGGCAAACGGACCCTTCATTATACCTGTACCAAACAGGACACATTCAAATGCAGAGAACCTAAGATGCTTGGTAGCAGCTGACTCTTCTAGCTGATCTCTAATCTTTTTCTCCATTTTCTTAGCAGCAATCATAGCTGGTTCAAATGTAATAGAAGATTGAGTTTGACCTACACCTGTCTCTAGGTTTTCTATATCTCTTAGTTTGTTTTCTAGTGGGCCTAGCTTGGCTAGTAGTGTATCAGCAGTATCACCAGCATTAAAGTCTTTACCGTCACCATTAAATCCATATACTAATGGAAGATCAGGCATTTCTGGTTCTTCTTCCATACCAGCAGGTTTTTTAGGATCGATATGGGCAGCATCAACTACACCTTCTGGTAATGTAGTAGGTTCTACACCTATTGGAAATCTATTTTGGCTAAACAATACGTCACATAGTTGACTAAACGCTGCCAGTACTTTTGTTTTAGTTACCTTAATAAAGACACGAGACTTCTCAGCATCTGTAAACTTGACATCAGGACCATAGATACCTCTATAGTTTCTATAAGATTGTAACCATCGTGTCTCATCTGTATATCGTGCAGTCTTAGCAGTTGTAAATTTTTTATCGATATAACTTATAAGATCATCGTATTCAATAGATTGATTAGAATCTTCTAGTGCAGTATTCTCATCAGTATCTAAAAAATCATCAGCCATTTAGTATCCAAACATATTATCAGAAGGTTTCCAGCGTTGTTTGGGAACATTTTCCCATGCTGTAGTCTTATTCATTGGTCTTGACATTACCATATACCTTAGTGCGTCATATAAGTGATCTTCAGACTTTGTATCTACATCCTCTGGATTACGCTTATCTAACGGTAGTGCAGGTAGCTGACTTATTAAGTTACGGCAACTATCCATTATAATTAGTTTAGGTTCTTCTGTATCTTCATCTAACTGTAGACGCTTGTGCATCTCTATCTTACCTGCTACCCTAGATCCTGGAGATCTGTCAGAAGGTCTAAACCTACATCCTTCTCTATTCATAGTCTCTGCTATTGATGGACCTACGTCACCTCGCTTGGCCCAACAGGAACTGTCTAGTACAGCATCATATATCTTACCGTCTGGTTCTTCAGCATCTAGTATAGCCCATGCTAACTTGTCTGCTGTCAGTTTATTAACATATAACTCACGATAGATCCAAAGAACATCGTCGTAATCAATAGCTCCCCAAAGAACAGCAGAATGAGAAGAATAACCAAAGTCGCATGATCTGATCTTAGTCCATCCACTAGGTACTTCAAATGCTTCGACCGTGTGAATATCTTTATCAAATTCTGGAAACGCTCCATCCTCGACAACATCCCAATTCCCATATAAAAACTGTTGGCGTTTGGCCTCTGGTAGTGACCCCAACATTGATACATAACTATGGTCTTGTGTCAAGTACGGATTATCCCATACTGACGCTGCAATAAACTTACGACTAATACCAGATACTATTTCTTGACCATTAGCAGTAAATCTTACTTCTTCTACAAACCTTTTACCTTGTGGTGCAGGGTCTATAAACATTTTCTTAACCCATGCAGATCCGATATTTCCTGGATTACCAGTTGCCCTCATCTGCAAAGGTATACTTGTATCTACTGTTCTTAACGATGACCTAAGAAAATGCCATATATCTGAGTTGCCATATTGCGGAAGCTCGTCCACACCGATCCATGTATATGATTGGCCCTGATATCTAAGTGCATCTTGTAAGTTTTCACAGTATCCAAACTCTATTCTTGCTCCACTTGGAAAGTGCCAAGTGTTTTCTTGTGCCTTAAACTTAGCACCTTTAAATGCTTTAGGATATATCTGTTGTGTCTGAAAGATAACATCCCTTAACTCTGGCATAGACCTACGCAATAGTAATGCCCTATGTGCAGATTTATGTGCAAACCTTAATGGTGCTATTAATAGACTATAGGTTTTACCTCCACCTCTAGCCCCACCATAAAATACTTCTCGTTCTCCTGATGCCAGAAACTCTGTCTGTGGACCTTTATTAGGTTTAAATGCAACTTCCTGTTCTGGTGCAACTGTATCGTTAGGAAACTCAAATGTTTCTTGTTCTATATCACTAGGTTTAGCAGTGGCTTTTTTAAGTCTACGTTTTGCCTGTTCTGCTTTAATGCTAGTCTGTTTAACTGTATTCTTGAGTCGGTTGACTTTCTTCTGTTGTTTATTGAGATTGGCTTCTCTTTTCTCTCTACGAGCATCAAGTTCTTCTTTCGTCCAAGCCAATTT